TTTTACTGTCAGACTTATAGTGAGCGTGGGCAACTCGTCTACTATAAGATATGTTTTCACCTGTTTTAGCAAAAGCTGATTTAGCTTTAGGGTATTTATCACCTAATACTTTAGCTATTAATATACCTTGAACAGAGTGACCTGAAGGATATGAAGGTGTCTTCATTGAAGACATCTCATAATCTTTCATTTTTATATTCATTTTTTTAGCTAATACCTTTGGTCTTGGCCTATTAAAATGTTTTTTTAATTCTAATATTATTGGCGCTGACTCTCTAATGAGTTTTGCTGGTATTGTTTTATCGTAATCTTCTACATTATTATCTTTAGCTGTTTTAGCAAATGCAGACTCTATATTATCAAACTTTTTTACAAACTCTTTTTTTAAAGGTATTTTAGCAAGTGCTTTAATTTCTTGTGAAGTATCAAATGTATTATCACCTGGTGGCTTCATTTTTTTAAAACTTGATATGTTAAAATCTTTAAACATTTTTTCTTGCTTTTCTTATTGCTTCTTTACCACGTTTAAATATTGCTGCAACTTGTGTTTTTTTCATTACCTTTGCTCTCTGCTCTCCTACAGTCAATATTTGTATTTTACGTGCGTAAGGCTTATTTATTCTTTTTACTTTAGCTACGGTCTTCCTAGCATCACTAGGCGTAGCAAATTTAATACGTACAGTATCTTTAGGATTTTCATCAGTGTATAAACGTCTTCCACTACCTTTTGGTTTTTTACCAGTACCAACTACAGGATCTTTACGTTTAACAGGTGAAGGTCTATTAGTTTGCATATTAATAAACCAATTACATAGTTGTTTATCTCTAGCAGTAGCGCTTCTTCTAGCTTTTAAACGCCTGCATTTATTTATAGTTACATCTCCACCATAAATTTTATTAATTCTAGCTTTTAAAACACCTCTATATGCTTTACTCATCTTTCTTTTTACCTAAACGTTTTCTAACTATATTCATAGTAGTTTTCATTTTAGCAGCATAACTAGGGTTTTTACCTCTATTAAAAACAACTTGTTGGTTTAAACTACTTATTATTCTAGACAAGTTACCTTTACGAGACTTAATCATCCAACTTGCTAAAGCAGATGGTGATAAACTTTTAAATTTACCTTTAGCATCTGGCGCGTCTGAGTGTTTAAATTTACCCATACGCTTTTTAAATGGATTATTACTTTGCGTATACATTAGCACTTACCTTGTCTCTGCGTTTTAGCAGCCCACATATTAGCATACGCAGATGGATAAACTTTAAATTTTCTTTTTGCTGCTGCTTTACAACTAGCACTTAGTTTTTTTAAAGCAGGTGATCTTTTTATTTTTTTCATAGGCATTGCTGATATTATTCCGTCTATTTTTTTAGCTTGACTAGCATGTGCCTTACTAGCTTTTTTTAATTTACCGGATATTGTTTTTAATTTTTGTTTACTCATAATTTATTATTTTAACACCTCCATCTACGTCTTGCTGCTAAACCTCTTTCACTTTTCCAGTTTCTTGATCTAGCGCAAAAAGATTTACGTCTAGCAGCATCTCTTTTAGAAGGGTTTTTAGTAGTTACTGCTGTTCTTAATTTACTGCCAGGATTTTTACGTCTATATTCTCTTACGCCTTTTTCAGTCATACCACCACCAGCAGCGCCACCTCTTGCTTTTTTGTTTTTAGACACTTTGTTAAAGTTTTTACCTCTACCTATTGTTCTACGAGGCTCAGCTTTAAAAAGTGGCGAACCAGTATTTCTACGTCTACCACAACTAGTTACCGGTAAAGGATTACCTCTTTGTTTAAAATCTAAAGGCGATGCTTCAAACATGTTATTTTGTCTTTCTGATCCTGGCATATTACCTTATTATATAATTAATACCTGTTTTAAAATCATACCACTCTCTGTTCCAGTATTTATTGTATTTGCCTTCAACAAAAATACCTAATTGTTTACTTATTTTCTGGCCAAATATTAAACCACCAGAATAATCATACCATTGGCCATTTACATAATTATGATAATTAAATTCACCGCCATCATCATAGTGATATGGCATTAAATTAGCCCAAGTATGTATCCAAAAGTTTTTATTATAATAATAATAATCAAAACCTAAAACAATAGAGTGCTGTATAATTCTATCTAACTCGTTTCTTTTTTTCTCTGTGTAATTAGCTAATACTTGTGGTATAACCACTTCTTTCCAAACTTCAGAGCTATTAGCAACGGTTGTTCCGCTTGGGTCTTTATACTCACTATTATACACGTCAATAGTATAACCTTCTTGTATTGCTAAGTAAGTGTAATGCAAATTGCCATTATCCAAGACCCATTGTTCTAGCGGATCGTAACCGTAAGGCTCTGACAAACGTTGAGCAGCGCCAATATTAAAACTTAATTTACCTATAGTATATCTATATCTTTGTGATGTTTCAAAATATTCTACGTCAGCAAAACCATCTTTTAAATATTCAGCTTTAGCTAACCAAACACTATCAACATATCTTATAAAATGATGTTGATCTAAATACTCTACGCCTTCTTGTCTTTTATAATCTACTTGAAACAAAAACTCTACACCATCTCTTTTACCAATAGTAGCACCGTCACTATAATTAGACTCAGTACCATCATAAAACGTGTTAGCTCTGTTTTCATAACCAAATCTAGCTATTTTACGCACACCTAACGTTAAATTATAATCATAAGGCGTTCGTACAGTTTCTACACTTAAACCATCTGTAACACTATAAGTTTCTACATCTGATATAGAAGTACCACCGTTAACAGCAGTGTAAAATGTAGAAAATTTAAATATATCTTTTATATTATCTTGACCACAACATTTTTTAGGTACTGAACAAGAAAATAAAACAACTACTATTATTAATAATATTTTTTTCATTTTATAAATTTCTTTTCAACGTTTCCATCGTCATATATAAACAATAACAATTTGTTTTTAATTATTTTACTTGGTCTACCTAATAAATCTGTTACACTAATTAAATTTGCAATACGTTTAGGTATTGGTCCTACCCAAGTTCCTTCGCAATAATCATAAGTTAACTGACATGTATTGTCCCACTCATTTTCACAGCAATAGTCATCTACTTCTATTACCCAAGCATAACAAGGATCGTTTAACCAATATGGATTACCAGGTCCTGTTATACAATCCGCCGCATACAAGCATGCCAAGGTATCGTAAACGTTAGCGGCAATATTATAATTCCAAGCGTCTTGATCCATGCACCCGACAACAACTTCAATACACGAGTTATTATCAGTATTAGCAAGTGAGTCGTAATTAATAGCAGTACTATCAGTGCACCCGTAAATAAATGGTATGCAACTGAAATTTTCTGTGTTAGCGTCAGCTTGGTAGTTAAACATACTCGGATCAGTACAACCGTATATATAAGGAACGCAAGGATTATTATTGTCTTCAGCATTAGCAAGTGGATTAAAGTTAAACATTGTTGAGTCCATACAACCATAAACAAATGGCTCACAACTTCCATCATCAGTATTAGCTAAACTATCATAGTTAAACATTGTACTATCAGTACAGCCGTAAACGTATGCTATACACGTATCTGGCGTATTTGCTAACGGATTATAATTTAACGCTAGACTTTCCATACATCCAGTTACAACAGGTATACAAGAACCTTGTATTTCTAAATTAGCATCAGGATTATAATTAAAAGCAGTTGAATCCATACAGCCAAGTACAACTAAAGTAGCGCAGCTACCGTCATCATAATCAGCTAGAGTATCATACTCTAAATAAATAGGGTTCATACAGCCTGGATTATAATAACAAGTACTATCATCAGTATTAGCTAGTGAATCATAGTTTATAGCTACAGTATCTGTGCAACCAAATATTTTTTCTATACAAGTATTACCACAATAAGGTTGACCTGTTACGGGGAAAAACGGTGGTATAGGATTTACAAAACCACCCTCAATATCTATAGCTACATAATCTTCTGAATATAAGCTGTAACCGCATTGTACAGCTGTAAAATCAGACTGTTGTGTTATTTCAAAAATAGCTCTAACAGGATAACCTGCTACTAAATTTATAAAAAATGTTGTATCAAAACCATCTATCAATGTGTATGTACCTATGTTTTGATAATTAAATGGTGGTACTAAACTTGTTGCTTGTGATAATTTTAAACTAGAACCAGCCCAACCATTACCAGCTAAATCTGTTAACTCTAGCTCGTGTAAACAACTGTCTATATCTATATCTGTATTAGCACTGTCTACGTAGTTGTATGCTAATGAATCAGTACAACCATATATTTTAAGAGTTAAACACATACCTGTATCTACTGTAGCCGCTGGATTAAACTCTACATAGTTAATATCCATACAACCAAATACAGGCGGTGGTGGTGGGCAGCCAGACGTGTAAATTGTATCATATATTTGATAACCAAAATCAGCAACAGGCAACTCCCATATAGTGTCACCGCATTGCTCTATGTATACAGAACCATCATTACCACCCCACAAACTACCCGCAACACCATCTCCGTATAAATCATTTATAACAATATAAAAACTGTCTATAGGTGCACAAGCACTAGCGTATTGTGGTTCATAATCTATTATGTTAGTGTAAGGACCACCGTGCATAAGTGTATCACCAAAAAAATCCATTATATACCAAGAAGTTTCTTCTGGATATTGATCTGGATTTATAGTAACGTTTAAACTCCAAGTACCAGGTGAGCATTGTGAGTATACTGTATTTATTGAAAATAAAAATATAAATATATAAAGTAGTTTTTTCATTTTAAAAATCGCTCATTATTAATTCATCAACTTCATCTTGCACTTCTTTTCTAGTAGCAGACATAGTAAAACTAAGATCTGCTTGATAACGTTTCACTTCTTCGCCATTAAAAATTATAATTGTAGGTACTACAACTATATTATATTTTTTTTGCCAGTTACCTTCGTCTATATTTATTCTTTTTACACCACAGTCTTTTAATTTACTTAACCAATCAACACTATTTGCTTTATTCCAACCAGCGTTAAACTCAACTACACATACTTCTGTCTTGCAAATATTTTGGCTATTAGCACTTACAAATAAAAACATTAATATTATTAATATAATTTTTTTCATTGATATAGTTTTTCTTCTATTTTTTCAATAGACTTTTTTATTTCTTTCACGTCTTCTTGTGTAGTCATAATAGTTTGTCTAATCATTTGATCTTTCATGTCAAACTCCATGCGTGTAACTTCAGGATCTGGTGGCGCTGGTAGCTTTTTTGCCTCTGCAATATCAGCTTGTAAAGTGAACCACATACCAACTAAAGTAGCTATTAAAGCAGCTATGCCACCTAAAGTTTTAATGCTTATTTGAAAGCTGGTATCTTCATTTAATTCTTTAGACATTGTTTTTTACTTTATATATATTATACAATCACTTGTTTTTGTTATTTTTTACTTTTGCTTTTGTCTTGCAGCTGTATGATTTTGTTTACTCTATCTTCTTCGTATTTTAAATCTCTTATTTGTTTTGACGATAAACCTAAATCAATTAACATGTTTACTTGATCTTTTTTATTCATTTTAAATAAATCTATAGATCTTTGCTCTTCTTTAGTAGGAACATAATCTTTAATAGCGTTAATAGTAGAGTCTATTTTTCTTTCATTTATTTTACGTAACTTCATTATAATATTTACTCTATCAGATTCTTTTGGATATCTTTTAGGATTTAAATTATTATCTTCAAGTATTTTAATTTGCTCGTTTTTATTTAAATCAAAAACAGACTTTTCTATTATTTTTAATTTTTCTTCAGGTGTAGCTTGTTCTTCATTTATAAGCCTGTTATTTTCTCTTATAGATTTTTTAATTTCATTTATTTCATTATCTTGTATACCAACGTCCCATCTGCTCCAACCAGCTGCTACAGCTACTCTTTGCCACCATTTGTTTTCTTTATCAAGAGCGGCACTTAAGTTTTGTACTTTTCTAAGTAATCTAGCCACAGGTATATTTGTAAAACCTTCTATGTAAGCCGTGCTTATATCGTACATAGGATTATCAAGGTTATCTAAAGGTAGTTCTGAAAGCACATCTTTATTCCACTCTAAGTTTCTTTCAGCTCTAGCTATTTTTCTTATTTTAATACCAATAGGTGGTGATAACTGTAACAACTCTTCCCAAGCTGGTGTTTTAAAAAAGCTTTTATTGTCTAAATTATCAGTTAACTTTATAGCATAGTTTTTAACTGTAGATATAACAGCACCTCCAACACCCATACCTTTTAACAAACTGTCTATAGTACCATTTATTACTCTTTGTTTTTTAGTATCAAAAAACTTTTTAGTTTTTTCTTCGTCTTCTTCTTCTTCATCAAACATCATAGCAAACAAAGCATTTTGTAAAGCATTAAATATAATAGCCTGCACAGCTCCGTAATATATTATTCTTGATATATTAGCTGTATCACTTTGTACTTGATTAGTGTAACCTTTTGATATTCTTCTATTTACTAAATCTAAACCAGATTTTTTAATTATCCTAGCATATTGTGCTGTAACGTTTTGAAAAGCTAATATAACTCTACCAAGAGGTGATCTTTGCTGTTGAGAAACCATATCAGGCCTAGCAGACTGCTGCGTAGATTCAGCTAATTCTTGAAAATCAATAAACGCTTTTGATTCTGCTTCTTTTTGTGACAAACCTTGTTTTACGTAAGTATTAACTCTATTTCTGTAAAAAGTAGAACCACCGCTAGCAATAGCAAAACTATCCGCTAATTGTGTAGGTAAAAAACCTATGTTCAACAAGTATTTTGTAGCTGCTACTACAGGATTTTTAGAGCCTGCAACTTCTCTAGCTATTTCACTAGCGTTTACATCAAAAGCAGCGCCACTACGTCTTTGTTTTAAATAATCAGAGTTAAACAAAAACGAAAAGTCTTTCCAATATTGTTTTTGATTAGCAAATGCAGCGGCGGCTTTAAATATATTATTGTCACCAAAGTTTATAAAGTTAACTGTAGATAAAGTCTGTAGCACAGCAGATCTAGCATTAAAGAACATCGTTGCACCAACAGAACCGTTTACCCAGTCTAAAAAATTATTAACTATACGGTGGTTACCAGTTGGCCTATTGCTACCAGTTTTATTTACATAAAGCATATCTTTTAGTGCTTCTACAAAATTATCACCAAACGCAGCTCTAATTTTATTTATGTTTTCGTCAGAAAATATTATATCTGCATTTTCTTGATATTCTGTAAAAAACTTAGCTCTACCAACTCTACCAGTAGCATCAACTAGATCATATCTAATGTTACTACCTTGCCAGCTATCACCAGGCGATACATAACCTTCTTCAACTCTTGATATTTTACCTACTTGATCTGCGAACTGTAGTATATCAGAGTTTTCTTTAACAAAATTAGTTAAGTTTTTTAAATCAGTTTTAGTTAAACCAGGTACTTCAAAACCAGCTTTGTCAAACAAATAAACTCTTATAGCATCTTCAACAGTATAATCACTTTTAAGTATTTTTTTACTTAAACGTTTACGCACATCTGGCATTGATTTTATTAAAGCTCTATAATCATTAGCTATAGCTTGCTTAGCTACGTTTAACTCTCTATAAGCTCTGTTTAATGGTCTTATTAAAGCTTTTTCAAAAAAGTCTCTATGTTTGTTACCTTTTGCGCCTTTACCTATAAAGTTATATAATAAACCAACAAAATCTTCATGTGATGGTGGTATAAAAAATCTAAATCTACCTTTACCTCTACCTCTTGCTCTACCTTTTGCTTCAGAAAAACGTTTTTTAGCATCTATACCTTTTACCTCTTCTAGTATTTTATTAAAATCTTTATTTAGTGATTTACTAAACTTAATTTTAGCTTGTACAGATTTACCTTTAATATCTAACTGATTAATAACATCAGCAACAGCTTTTACATTAGGCAAAGCATCGTCAACAAAATATATATCATTGTAACCTTCAGAGTACTTACCAGCTATCCACATAGCTTTTGCTTCACCTGTACTATTACCTAAGCCAGTAATATTTTCTAATGGTATGTTTATTCCTTTTGTTTTAAGCCAGCCGTGTATTGCTGTAGCGCTTTCAGCTGGTCTAGCTGTTAATATATAATTGTTTTTAGCTCCGTATTTTTTTATTCTATTTTTAAGCTTTTGTAATAGCGGCCCGTCAACACCACCTCTAACATTAACAAAATCTTTAAAATCAAAAGTATAACCTAAGTCTGTAAGCTCAGGCCCTTTTATTGGCCATTGCCCACTACTTATTCTAACCTGATCACCATCTGGACTTGTAGCTAAAATAAAGTTTTCGCCTTTATCAATTAATGTTTCGTCAAAATCAAAAGCAGACATGCCTCTCGATGTTTTACTATATTTTAACGGTGATCTAGCTTTAAAAATAGTATTTTCTATATTAGAAACATTTTGTGATTTACTAAATTTCATTGCATTATCTACAGCTTCAGCAAATATTTTTGCATCTTTAGTCTCAGATAAATTTAACGGAGATTTACCTATAACCTTATTGTCTATACGACTCATTAATCTAACGTTAGTTGTGTGCTTACCAACGTTTTGTTTAGTTTTTGGTCTTCTCGATGTACTATTTTGTGAGTATAATTTAAAGTCACCTTTAAAATATGGAACATCTATGTTGTAATTTTGTTTTATATAGTTTTTAACTTTAGTATTAATATTATCAATAAAATCGTTACCAGTGTTTTCAAATAAAAAGAAACCACTTTCACCAACATTTATACCACCGTTACCTTTATCTACCATACGTTTAACTACAGCTTCTTTAGTTAAAGGAACTTTTGATTCTGTCCAAAAATTGCTTAAAAGCCTTTTAATTTCAAGATTTTTATAATCTTTAGCACTGATACCATCAGAAGAGTTTGTAATAGGATCTTTTGATAATTTTATAATTTTTTCAAGTGTTTTCGCAAGATCATCTTTAATACTACTATAAGAATCTTTAGCTATTTCTAGCTCTTGTTTAGTAGATTCCCAAACTATTTTACCATTAATAATTTTAAAATTTAGTGTTTCAGAAACTGTTCTTGCTTGGTCCATTTTTATTTCAACACTATAAACATCTCCTCTTTTATTGCTAATCATAATGTCGTTTGCACCGTCAACTTCTGTTACGCTTTCATTTACTTCTATACCTAAACCTTTAATTACTTGGTTTAATATATCTAAATGTATTTGTTCATACATTTTGTAAACAGGTGGTATGTTTTTTGCTTTTTTACTTTTAAGTTTTTTGTACCTTTTTATTAGTTCTTGTAACAAAACAGGATTTTTAACATCACCAGACTCTTCAAAATATCTTTTATTATATATTTCTGTAACTATATCGTATATTACGTTAGAAGACTGTTCAAGTTCTTTTGGTTTAATATTTTCACTTGTATATTGATTTTTAATATATGATAAAGCTTTTTCTTTAGTTTCAAAATTACTTTCTTGTTTAAGTTTGTTAAAGTATTTTCTTGCTACGTTAACTTCGTCACTAGAACTAATTGAAAATTTAAGGTTAATATCTCTATTTATAGTAGAAGCTAAAACTTGTAAATCATCACTCATTAAAACATCACCTTTTAAATCAGCAATGTCTTTTCTTTTCTGTAGTATTTCAGGCTCTTGAGCTACTTGCATAGTTGCATCATAATTTAATGAAGCCGCTACGTATTTAGCTAATTGATCTTTTCTAGTGCCTCTTAAACCTGATCTAAGACCTGTTTTTGGATTTACTAGTGGTTGATCAAAAAACGCTACAAATTGCTCCTCTGTTGGCATTACTTTTTCATACAAACTAACAGACTGACCTTTGTCTATAGTATTTAAAGCTGATGGAGGTAAAAAATTATCATTAACAGCATCTTGAACTTCTTTTTTACTTGTAAGCTTTTTAACAAATTTAGTGAATACTCTTTCGTTGTCAGGCACGTTTCTTTCCATTTGTACTAAATCAGCTGTAAACATAGACTCTATTAAAGGTACTCTAAACTTTTTTATAGTAGGTATATATTTAGCTTTAGTACCTAACATATTTTTTACTTGTTTAAATAAATATGTTGAAGCTTCTTTTGTTAGGTCTCTTTGTATTTGTCTAGCTGTTTTACCTGCATCATAAGCTCTTATTAATACTTTACGAGCTGTATCTAAAACAGTATTATAAGCATCGCTACCGTCTTCAATACCTATTTCTTGTCTAAGCTTTGATTTAGTAGGCTCAGCTTTTTCAGCTGCTTCTCTTTTTCTTCTAGCTTCCGCTTGGGGTGATATATCTTGCGTTTCCAAAGCTTCTAATGTAACATCTGTTTCGTCTGCTACTTGTGTTTTTATTTCACCTTCTTTTGTTCTATCATCTACGTCTCTAGCTGTTCTTTGTTCTACAGTAGTTTTATACTCTCTATTAAATACATTACCAGCTTTATTAGCTAGTTGACTGTTTATCCAACCAAATAAATTATCATTTGTTTCTGGATTAAAATTTCTAATATGATTAGTTAACTCAGTATAAACTTTATCTACAAAATCTACAGGTACTTTATCACCTTTAAATTTAGCTGCAATTAAATCATCTAAATAATTATTTTGCTTTATCTCTGTAATAGCATTGTCAGCGCCACCTTCATCCCAAGACTTTTTACCACCCTCAAAACTATAAGTACTACCTATCTCTTTTACACTTTCAGTTATTTGTTGCTTAGCTTCTGCTGATAAAGACTTTTTATTTATTGTTTCTACTTCTTCAGGTTTATCTAGTTTTTGAAGTTTTGAAGATTCTATACGAGCATCTAGTATTCTAGTACCCATTAACTTGCCTAATAAACCTTGTCTATTTATATTGTTGTTGTAGTTTTTAATAAATCTAACTAAGTCTTGAGCAGTTTCTATTTTTACGTCTTGCAAGCCAAAACCTAATAAAACACTGTCAAATTTATTTCTTAAACTACTAGTTCCAGCGTCACTTAAATCTATTTTTTGTTTATCAATTAAATCTGAAAAAACATTTATGTACTCTTCTAAAGCACCTTTTTTTATATTACCATTTTTGTCAGTATAATGATCGTTAATTCTTTTTTGTACTAAAGCGTATTCTTTTGAATGATTTTTTTCTAAATATTTTTTTAAATCATCTACTAAAGGCTTCATAGAAGCGTTATCAGTTTTAAACTGCCTTGAAATCATATAATGTAAAAGCTCATGACCAACAACATTAGTAGCGCCTTCTAAACTAGCTACTTGTTTGTTTATGTATATTTGAGCTTTACCATCTTTATTTTTACCAACAAACATACCGTCAGCTTTTTCGTCAAAATTAGTATCACCTTCTTTAATTAATTTATCTATTTGCTCTTGGTTTTCTAGTATTTTAACTTCTAAATCGTCTCTATTTATACCTTTTAGCTTTTTAAGTCTTTTCTCTATTATTTCAGAAGCTCTTATAGCTTCTCCCAATATTTTTTGAGTAACAATATCAGTAGCATCGTATTCTTTACCTACTAAATCAAAGTTTTCTTGTATTAATTCTAAATTTCTAATCTCAGCGTTTTGTTGCGTAGTTGAACTGTACCTATCGTTACCTATTATATTGTTATTTTTATTTATATTATCTAAATTAGTAGCGTATTGTTTAAGTTCTTTGTCTGTTAAATTTTCAAAACTATTTACTAAATCTTCTAGTTTTTTATCTCTCTTTTTTATAAGATTATCTAACTCTTTTTGTATTACTTGTTTTTCGTTAGCAGGTGCATTTTTAACATCTTTACTAAGATCAAATATTTTTTGACCTAACTCAAAGTTTTCAACTTTCCAAGTTTTAGGTGCTATATATTGATATAAATTTTTTTTGTCTTTATCTTGAGTAATAGCACCTATAGCTCCACTTTTACCACCTAATAACAAAGCTGGTAAACTAGCGTTTATGATATTATCAATATACTTCTTTTTACTAAAGTCATCGTCATAAACAAAAACGTTAGCACTTTCTTGAATTATTGCATTTAAAGTTTCTGTTCCTGCTTCAACAAAAGCACCACCACCTACTTTTCTAATAAAACTTTCTACAAAACCTTGAGTATACTCTTTAACAGCTTTTTTATTAGTACCACCACCTGGTATATCAATTAATCCTTTTAAATATCTACCTCCTATTAGCTCAGTTACAACTTCAGATCCACCAGCTATTACTGAGTTTAGCGCTATTTGATCTACAGTTTGATCTGGTCTATTTTTTAAGTCTTCATAATAATTACCACCGTATGTAGAAAGCCCTAATACAGCACTACCAACTTTAGGATTTATAACAGATATAACAGTACTAGGCGCTGATTTAAAAGCATTTTGTAATGTTAACTCTGCAGCATAACCGCTTTTACCTTCTCTAGTTAAATCAGCTATATCTAACTCTCTACCTGTTTCATCTACATACTTATTAGATATTAAATCGTTTAAATTTCTTACAGTTTGAATAAATAATGGCGCTCGTAATTTTCTTAGTTCAGCATCTCTTATTTGTTCTTCTCTTGATTTACCTTGTATGTTATCTGTGATTGTAAAAAAACTATCAATAAAACCTGAAGAAATATCATCTACACCAACAATAAAATCAAATATATATGGTAAAACATATTTATCTATACCAGTTGGCATTATATCAATACCTGGTATTTTTCTTACTTCACCAACAACATCTGGTTTAATTGGGCTACCATCTATATTAGCCACTTCATAACCTGACGGTGTCATTTTAGTATACACAGGCTCGTTTGCAGAGCTAAAATTTCTACTAATTATTTGTTGTAATATATCAGACATTATATAATTTTAATTCTTTAATTTCTTTACATCACTTACTAACATTGATTTCATCCAGTTTACTAATGCACTACTTGTATCAAGATCAGCACCTCGACTCATGTTATCAAACTCTCTTCGACCACTTCCAACACTTTCACTAAATTTAAATTTTTTACCATTTTGATCTGTGTACGTTACTTCTAACATATCGTCAACCGTACCTACGTTTGAAAATTTAAAGCCTAAATTTTTATACTCTTTGTTTAAACTATTTACTACAGAAAATCTACTGTCATCATATTCTAAAATATATTTAGCATAACTTTTATCACCAATTTTATTACCTTTTGCAGTAATTTTTTCTATTTTTTTAAATGTTCCATCAGATCGTAAACGTTCTCGGTTTTTATTCTTAGCAAGTTGTTCTTGAGATGTTTCAGTTTTAGAAGATGCAGATATTGAAAGTTCTATTTGCTCGTCAACAAATTTTTCTATATTTTCTCTTTGATCTTCTCCATAAAAATCTACATATTGTTTTATAGTTTCATCTCTTGACATTTGCATTTTAGATTTTTTATCGTCTGGATCAAATTGTATCATAGGCTGTCCTTTTTCAAAAGTAATTTCTATTTTATCAGCATCAAATCTTCTTGTTTTACCTGTTGGTTTTCCATTTGCGTCATAGATAGGAAGAGTAATTGGTGTAGACGGAAGATAAGTTTTACCATCACCATAAGTACTAGTATAATCTTCAAAACTAGATGTAGCAGCTCCGCCACCGCCATCATCATCTTGATCTTTTTTATTTTTTTTACCAGTGTTAGTGTTCTCATCATCTGTAAACACAGTTGATACATCACCACTTTTTATAAGGTTTGTAGCTTTTTGTTGCTCGTGCTCTAAAAACAATTGTCTTAAAGTTTTGTTTCCTTCTTCACCAAACTCTGCTTTATTTATACCTATTCTTTTAAGCTCGTTAAGCTTGTCTAAAAACTCTTCTGGTGTGTCTATTTCATCGCCGTATTTCTGCTGTATAACTGTATTTAAAAATTCAGTTGTAACAGGGCCACTACCTAAAATAGGATCTAAATTGTAACCATCAAATATTAAAGAGCTTATTTTGGTATTATCAAGATTACCTAAAAATCTAAACGCGCCACCAATAATATTAGCGTAATTATAATCTTCTAATGTACCGCCTGATGCAGAGTATCCATTTATTATAGAGTAATAATTATTGTAGTCAATAGCTGCTTGTTCATTTTTTTCTACAGGACTATCACCTATTGTAGTAAGATCAATTTTTGCACCATTAACAGGATCAACGTAAGTTGGTTTACCATCAATTATTTGTATGTTTTTACCATTACTGCTATAAATATCATCCCACATCCTAGCCTCTTCTTCTTTCATGCTTCCACTCCAGTTCTCTCTTTCAACTTCACTGTTTCTAATACCTAAAATTTTTTTATTTAAATCGTTAAACTTAACTATTTTATCTTGGTTTTGTTCTACTTTTTTTCTTAGCTCTGCATATCTTGGATCTGTAGGATTTAAATTAGATAAATCACGTAAGTCTTTTCTTATAATATCGCTTAAGCCTTTTATTTCGTCTGTTATTGGCATAGGAGTACCTGTTTGCTCGCCAAATATATAACTATCGTCAACTTCAGGACTGTTTTCTAAATTAGTAGCAAACGCTTCGTCTGCAGCGTTTTTTCTTTGTTTGTAAAGCTCTAACGCAGGGCCAAATACATTAGCTATATTTTTTTGTCTACGTAAAAAAGCGCCCTCACCTTTGTCTCTATACATAGCCGCTAGTTTTTCATAAACACCACCACCTTTTGCAGGTGTTGATATTTTTCTAATAGCTTCGTCTATACCACTAGTGTCTATTTTAGGTATTTCAAACTCACTTTTTCCACTAAAAATATCTTTTATTTTATTTTCTTTTTCTTCTGCCATAATTTAATTATTATCTTTCTAAATAATCTGGTAAGCCAGCTATACCACCTTCGTCTGGTAAATTTACATTATAACCTGTTGAAGGACTTATACCATAACTTGGGTTAGTACCAAATGCACCACCACTTACTTTAAATAAATCTTCGCCAAGTTTACCTGATCTAGCACCACCTGGCATGTATAAACTACCAACGCCAGCAGCAGCTTGACCTAAACCACTAAAAAACTGTGCTCTAGCTCGTTGTCTTGCTCTGTCTGCAGCTGTTTTTCTGTCTATAGCTAAACCAAATAATTTTTCTGTTCTAGCATCTTCTTGTGCTTTTCTCATCGCTTCGCCTTTAGCTTGTAGTTGATCAACTTGGAACTGACCAGCTCTTCGCATTTTATCTACACCAAAAGCACCTCTAGCAGCTAGAAGTTGGTTTTGTCTTTCTTGTTGCGCTATTGATATAGAAGCTTGTCTAGCTTGATTTGTAGCTATATTAGAAAGTGACTGCGCTAAACCAGCTACACCTGAAGCACCAGCAACACCTCGTAAATTAGTTAATAAATTAGCTTGTGATTGTTGTTGTTGTTCTTTTAAAAAGTCAGCAGCTTGTGAGTTTACAGTTAAGTCTTCATAAGGATTTTGTAAGCTTTCGTAAGGATTTTCTAAGTTAGCATAAGGATTAACATATTCTATAGCTTCAAAAGCAGCTCTAGCTTCTTTCATTTGCTTTCTAGCCTTTGCTTGTTCTCTTCTTCTCTTTTTTCTACCAAATAAACTACCAATAGCACTTATTACTCCTGGCGCAGCAGCTAAAGCTAACTGTGCTGTTGCAGGATCTGTTATTTTCATTGGTGATTCTTTATTTGCTTCTCTCTTTTTAAAAGGTGATTTATATCCTACTATATTCATATTATTCTATTTATGTACTTATAATTACACTTTTTGTTTATTATTTACTACTTAGTGATATTTCTGATCCAACTGTAAATAGCTCTGTTTTTTTATCTAGTCCTATGTGATTAACGTTACTTACGTCGCTAATAGTAGACATTTTTGCTTCAGCATAATAACCTTTTATACCAGCGTTATTAAAATTAGGCTTTTTAAAACAAAAAAACAACTCACTAAAAGCAGCAGTAGGTATTGATATCGCTGGGGTATTTATTGTTACAAAATTTTCACCTATACTACTAATTTCTCCATATTCTATTGGTGTTGGTTCTATTACACCGCTAGTAACGTTAAAAAGATAAAGTTGATCTCCAACTGAAGCTGAAACATTTATTGCATTGTCAAAAGTTATTTTATGTGCCATGATTTTATGTATGTGTTGCTAATACTACAGCTCTATCTATATCATAAAAAATATCTGTAGATATAGAAGGAAATGTACTAATTAATATTTGTCCGTTTATTAAAGCGTCAGTACTTGAACCTATTATTTTTAAAATAGTTTTATCTGATAATGTTTGAGCTCCAGTAACAGTTATAATTAAGCCGTTTGAACTTAAGCCTGTTATATGATTGTTATTATCTTTTGTATCTATACCAGCACCAATAACTATACTACCAATAGAAACACCATTTATATTAGTAACAGTTATTTCATCACTAGCACTTGTAGCACCATTAACTTTGCAAGTAGCACCTTCACCAGGTTTTACTTCAAAATTACTAAAACTAAAAACACCACCTGTTGACTGCCTTATTAAATCAAAACCATAAGCTCTAAACACAACAGCTTTGTTGTCAGCCCAACTATGTGCGCTTGATAAAGTTACAGTTTTAGTGTCTGTATCTATAGCTGTAATAGTAGGAAATGTAAGCACACCTAAACTACCACTAGTTGTTACAGTGCTACTTGTAATACTAATTAAACTCATACCTACAACTAAGTTATCTATATTAGTTAAAATCATAGCTGTAGCGCTACTACCACTTCCGCTTGTTGTTTTTGATTGTGAAGTAAAAAAATCACTATCTATAGGTTGTAAGCTATCAGCTACTTTAGCAGAAAGAGTGTTTTCATTTGTTTCAAACTTATAACCAAGAGCTGTTCCATCTCCATCATCAGATATAGTATAATTTGATATATTAATAGTTGTAGACGTAGAAATACCAGCAGGCGCAGTAACAGATCCTACATTAGTGCCTAGTCCTACAAAATTAGAAGCTGCTTGATCTGACGCTGTACTAAATCTAACTGTAACTTGCCCTTTTTGTTCAATATCTTTTTTTAAAAAAAAACTGTTTTCACCTGTAACTTCAGTGTTAAAGATAGGCTCTACAAATAATAAAAATCTATAGTTATTACCACTAAGTGACTCTGGAATATTTATACTCGATTGATAAGTGTTAGATTCTAAAACTATATTAGAAAGCGTGTTTTCAGAGGTAAATGTGTTTGTAAAAACGTTTGTTACAAAATTGTAAAATTTATTAGGTGAAGAACTGTCTTTAATTTGTAAGCTAAAAACAGAACCAACGTCACCTTGTATTTTATAATTTAAAAAAGTAGCAGTACTTTTTAAAATTGTTTTGTTAAAACTTATTTTTCTTATTATTTTTTTCATACTATTAAATATCTTCTATGTTTGTAGGGTATCCTAAACCTTGAAAACTAATTGAGTCGTTTATTGGGGAAACTAAAACACCATTAGATAACAACTCAGTACCATTATCTACAATACTTGTAAACCATTTGTTTTCTTTGTTAATAAAATGATGTAAAGTATCACCTGTGTTTAAATCGGTTTCAATAAAATTACAATCCCAACCTTTTTCACCGTCATAATTTAAAGTATTAAAATGTTTAACAGTAGTAGGTTCTTTATTAATTATTGTAGATATAAAAGAAACTTGCTGATCGTTGTAAAAATTATTTCTAGTTTGATTGTCATGGCTATATAAATTGCCTTCTCTAAATGTAAAATAACTATTTACACAGCTTAATCCTGATTCTAGTATAAAACCTTTAAAACTTTCCCAACCTTTAACACTTTCTTTATAAGATACTGTTACAGAAGATAAAATATCTTTAAAATCTGCAGAATCGTCAAAGTTAGCACCAGAGTCAAATGTTAAGTTATAAGTATCTTTATTAGTATCATAACTACCTACTATATTAAAATAATCACCTTTAAATTTATCTCTAAACCAGTCTTTCATACCAGCAGAAGACACAGGTGTTAAGCCATCCATAGATAATCTAAGTACTGCACCTCTTTGTTTATCCGCAAAATAAGCTCTATATGAAGACGATGCAAAACTTTCTGGATTTTTAGATATACCGTACTCACCAACAAAAGGTCTTGATTGGCCTAAAACTTTGTTAGAAGCTGTTAACTGAGGATTACCATCAGCATTAAATATAATGTCTTTATCAGCTGCTATTTGTACTACTTTATCTTCACAAAAAGCAATTAAATCACTGTCTCTAGCAAATAACTTTTGTATACTACCATAAGTAGGTTCTAACTCTTTAGTTATTTTATCAGCCATTATAAACTGATTTAAATCGTTTAAACTAGTATTTTTATTGTATATACCAGAAAATATTAAACCGCTAGTCCTATTGTCTTGTTTGTATTGTTCTTGTAAAGTTGTAGAAGCTTTTACACCATTTGTTATAAAAACTCTATTAAAGTCATCACGTATTCTATTTGACTCAACACCGTTACCAAAGCTAAAACAATTAAAGTAAGATAAACCAACTCTTTTAACTTTAGGTTTTACTCTTATTTTAGTTATATTTGTAGCTCCAGGATTTATTTCTATAACTTCTTCTATAGTCATCTGGACGTAACTATCGTCTATTTTATAAAATTGCACGTCTTTATCTAAATAAAGCTCTGTTTGATCAGTGAGTGAGTTTAAAGTTGCAGCAGATCCACTAGCTAGCGTATTATTAAGAGTATTAAAGCCAGGTTGTATTTCAACAATATCGCCATCCCAACTTTTAACTTTATTGTCTATATAGTTAACAGTTCCAGCGCCAAAATTTTGACTTTGTATATTAGCATCGTCAAAATTATAACACCTAACTCTATCACCTACAGCTCCTATTAAATAACCTTTTCTATTGTCAGGATTTGCATAACCATTGCTTGTAGCTGTCGTAGTGTTCTTATCTAATTCTATTGGGTATGCTTGAGAAGCTTCGTAAAATATATCTAAATTTAAATTTTCTTTTGGTTCTGTTTCAAATATAGCTGGGTTATCACTTACTGGATTTACACCGTTTTCATAATTTTCTTCTATAAACTCTATAAAAGTAGATTCTACAGTAGTAGATGGTCCTGCTAAATTTTCTGGATTATTTATTAAGTTGTCTGGATTTTCATCAAGCTCTAATATGTAACAAACTCTTCTATTGTCTGGAGATGCAAAATCTTTTATTGTATCTTGTAAATCATTAAACGCATTAATTGCATCAGCATCATTGTTATTTATACAATGATAAACAAAATTATGCCATTTATAATGTACTGTACCTGTATCTTCTTGTAAAACACTTAACTGTGGATTCCATACTATACGTTTATTCCAAGCAGTGTGATTATAAATTCTTTTTACATAAACATTTTTTATTGTAAAAACAGTATCGCTTGAATCATTAGCAAACTTAAATCTTGAACCTTGTGTTAAGTTTTCTATAAAGTCTTTATTTGTTTGGTTAAAATTACCAAGATTAGGATGTCCTGCTGGATTCCATTGGTTTTCTGTTGCTGTTGTGTTCAAACTAGAATTTTGAAGTATATTACAAACTTTATCTTTAGGATTTGCTTGGCAATTAAAATTATCTATAGCTTGTAAATTTAGTCTCGCGTCGCTATCAGCTAATTGATTAATCCTACAGTCTGTAGAACTACTATCGTAAAAATCTTCAACAGCTACACTACTGGCATTTAAACCTGTGCCGTTATGCAGCTGTGTGCCAACGCCACTAAAACTTAAATGCATGAAAAATCCTTGTGTACCTTGAGCGCCATAAACATCTTCACCAACACTACCAATAGGTCCAATTTGACTTCTCCAAGATTTATCTTTACCAGGGCCGTTATAATCACTATCAGCTTCTATTATACCTTCTAAACCATCTACCCAACCACCTTGACCAGGAAGAAAATCATTATCTACAGCATTAGCTCCTCCAATACCAAAAGTAGTTTGATAACTATTATATATCCAACCATTAGTAGTAAACGTGTTAGACACAGGTGTATTAGGTGAGTGACCTGATTTTATCAAGTTACTACTAGTTGAAACATCAAACTTTAAACCGTTTGATCCTGGTGTACCGAGTGGTTGATCAAAAAAAGCACTTAAGCTTAAATCACTAGACACAGTAGGTTGATGACTTACAAAACGAGCGCCATCTATAAACCAACCACTAGTAACAGTAGAGCCACCAAACTCAAGACTTGTTTGCCATTTAGCCTTACTAGAGTCATTATTAGTAGTATTTGCAGTAGAGCTTTGAAAAGTCTGTGGTTTTGCAAGATATAAATTAGGATCTATTAAAGAAAATAATTGATTTATTGAAATTAATATATTTTCTGTTGCACTAAAACCTATTTGATTTTCTAAAAATTGTGCTGTAATTAAATTTCTTAATATTTTTACAAAAAATCTACCTTGAAACTCTTCCCATTGTTTGTTTTTTGCTAAAAAAAATTGAGTTTTTAAATCAGCGTCTAAAACACCTGTACTGCTTTCTATCCAAGAATCTTGAGAAAATATAGGTGTATCTAAAGTCAAACTATAAACATCTGTTGAAGTAATTATTTCTTCTATTGCTATCAAAGTGTATTTTCTTGATACTAGTTGTGTACTACCAGATAATTTGCTAAAACTTAAAGCAATAGTTTCTCCTTGTTCTGCTAAAGGGATTAATTCATTTACATTTTCATTTGCAAAAGCTTGTTTACTTATTGTAATTTTATTTTTTTGTTCAGCTGGTTGAGTGTTGATATCTGGGTACAAACCACCAGTGCCACTTATAGTACCTTGTCCATCTAAAGTACCAATCGATTGAAATTTTGTTCTTATAAATTCTGGTGCTTCGTTTTTAATATCTATTACTTTAAACTTATTTTCATCAGAAACTTGTTGATCAACTTCTATTGCTTTTTTTAATATTATAAAATCATCTTTTTTTATTTTATCTCTATCAGAAGAAGGAAAAGAAAGCCACAAGTTACCATCTTCTTTAGCTCTATAAATTCTATCTAAAACTAAATTGTAATACTCAGAAGCTGTTTCTTTTATAAATATTTTAAAATATACAGGGTCAAAACCAGGTGTTTCGTTTGTAAAATTATTTATGTTTAAATCTTTTAAGTTATTTACATAAAGTCTACTTGACTTAGAGGCATTAGTAGCTCCTGAAGAATCTAAAAAAGGTATTTTTAAAGAATTATTTTCATTAGAAGTAAAAACAGGTGTTTCTCTACCATAAATATCTAAATAAGTTATACCTGTTTGATATGTTCTTTGTGATTTTATAGATTTTTGTCCTGTTACAAAGCTGTTAGTGCTACTATCATGAAAACTTCTATTTTCTAAATTTAACCTCATAGCATTGTAGTTAACAGGGCTTAAATCTATATTTTGAATATAATTACCATATATTAATCTTCCTGCAGTAAAATCTTGCGCTTTGGCTTTTTTAGGAACATTATCGTAAGGTCTTAAAAATTGTTTTTCTGCTATTGCAGCATAAACTAAATCTGTTGTCAATTCGTAATAACCTGTGTCACTAGCAGCTTCAGTAGTATTATTGTCAAAAGTTATAGTGCTATTTGTACCATCTACAGTGTGCCAAGCAGGGTTATCTGTGCTACCATCAGCTTGTTTAGGTTTTATCGTATCTACAGAATAAATAACAGTAGAGTTTTCAAGTTTAACTAATAAATCTATTTCTACAACTTCTTTAGGTATATCATAAGTAACAAAATCTCTTAACGTTATTTTTCTAATATTATTTTCCATAGCCACGTTGTATGGCTCTCTAGTAGGGTGTATATTAAAAATACCAGGTAAAAAAGCAGCTTGTGTAAAAGGGCCAAAAGCAGAATATTCACCATCTTGATATTTATATCTATAAGAAAATCTAACAAAATCATTCTCATATAATATATCATCTGGGTTTTCTACTACATAGTTAAAACTAATTTCATTTACATTAACGCCTGGATCTATAGACAATACTTCAAACTGAACTTGAGCGAAAACTGGATCATTTGAACTTTGAGTAGCTCCACTAGTAGCATCTGCAAGAAAACCTCCTTGATAAGTTATAGTAACAACTTCTAATCTAATTTGAGCATTGTTAGGTAAAGAACCAGGCGCGTTTGGGTCACTCATTAGAACTATGTCTCCTTGATTAAACGGAACGCCTTGAACCGCGTCAATTATGTTGTAAGCATACGGGTAAGACCCGCCACTTGATGTAAAATCATAAGTTGCGTTAGGATTTAGCGTGGTGTAATCTTGAGCTACACCATTAACTTGATATATAAATCCAGCGTCAACAGCTACAGCGTTTACTAAATCAAAGTCAATTGTTAAACTTGTAAGTGCAGAATTATTGATATAAGGTAAAAAAGAAAAAGGTTGCATTGTAACTAAACCGTTATCATCATAAACAACAGTAGGGGTAGTTGTAAATTCTAAAACAGGTGGTTTAGTTGGCTTTTGTTTTATTACGGTAATATCTTCTTTTGTAAAAGCACCAACACTAACATTGTCTACAAAAAAGTTACTTTGAATAAACGCGCTATTTGTAGTGTCATATATATCTGTGTGAGAGTTTAATCTAAAATGCTCTATATTTATTTTTTTAGGCTCTGTTAAACCATCTGTAAAAAATAAAATATCATCAACTATATTTATACCTGTTATATAATTATCACTACTAAACTCTAATCTAGTATTATCACTGTCTATAACTATAGGCGTGACAGCAGTAGCAGGATCTGCTTCTACGTTATATTCTATTATGGCGCTAGCTAAATCTGCGCCACTATTAATGTCTGATGCAACCACAAACCAATAAAATCTATTTTTCTTTTCATCTGAAATAGACCCTATACAAATAAGTTCTAAGTTTGTTAAGCCGTCTAAAAAAGTACTAATTTTTGTATTACCTATTATATTTTGAACACTACCAACGTCAGAGTCTTCTGATGTAGACACTTGTATATTTAAAGCTTCTCCATATTCACCGTTTGGAATTATTCTTTTATCAAGGTCTAAATTCATACGACCTTTAATAAAACTATTTTTTATTTCAGGCATTTAATTAATGTTTTATTTGTTTTGATTTACCTCTAAATATCTGTGTAATTTCTTCTAATTTAATATTAGATAATCTAAGTTTAGCTTTTCTTATTTCTGCAAACCTTTCTTTTTTATATCTACGAATAATATATTCTGGCGTGTTTATTCTTGTTGAAAGTATAGCGTAAATTATACTTTTGTACATAGCTTCTTCTGCAAATTTATGAACTTGCATTTCGCTATCAGTACCTAAACTATCGCTTATATAATCTAACACAATAGTTTTACCACTTAAATTTGAGCTAAAATGTATCTTACCTCTTAAGTTGTCTACATAATACGAGCCGTTATCTTGCGCGTGCGCAGGATCTAAACCATACCTTCTACCAACATTGGCTTCAAATATATGATCATCGTAATCGTAGTCATGCTGTTTATTTTCACTAGGTCTATTAGATTTATAACTGCTCCAAGTAGTTGACTCTCCACCTGATTGTAGATTATCAGAAAGAGCATCACAAGTTATTACTAGGTCATCAACTTTGTTTTCACTATTGTCTAAAGTTGTATCAGTAAAGTTTTCAATAAAACTAGTTATTAATAAATAAACAGTTGTTTCGTTACTAACATCTACTTCCGCTAATGTAGACGTAGACTCTACACCTGTACCATCGTTAAATGTTAATAAAGCACGAGTTCCACTAACTGTAAATATATCAAATATAACATCTGTATTATTAAGCGATGGTTTTGTTGTTTTGTTAGGGTTTGTTACAAAGGGATCATAATCTGGGTATGTTAAAGTGCTAAAACCAATTCTTACTGTTCCAACACCTTTTCCTGTTGCTGCTGCTGCTGAGGTTGCAGCTGCTGAAAAATCTAAAACATCTATATTACTAACATCTATCTCTTGATAAACAGCATAAGCCCTACTAGTTTTAGCTGTGTTAGAAGGTGGAACAGGTGAATTACTTCCGTGTGAAAAGGTTAATTTTTCGTTAACCACATTTACCGTGTCTCCAGTATACGCGTTTTTTACATACCAAGGACCATTGGCAAAGTTAAATATATTTGTACCTGCAAAATCTCCTTTAGCAACAATGTTGTCTGATGGATATATAAAGTCATAAGCTTTATTGTCGTCTTGTTTTATTTTAAAAGGATTTTGAGTGTGTTTTGTAGGATACAAAGGTTGTTTTATACCTGCGTTATCAACACATAAAACTCTAGTATAATTAACATAATCATGAGGAAGTGGCATTGTTAACGAAGGTGGTAATTCTATTTCTTGAGATTTTATAGATTTAAACGTGTCAAACGAAAGTTCAGCTAAAGCTCTTTGTGCGTGAAAACGTATATCGGTTCTGCTAGATTTACTTATTATTTTTTCTTCACCTACGTAAACCACCATAAACTGGTTTATAATATCTTCAAGAGATGTAAATTGATAATTACCAAAAGCCGATGGGTTATTGTAATAATCGTACTGCGACTGTTCTAGTATTGCCATTTAATTATTGTTTTTCTTGTTGAATATTTTTTATATCTTCTGAGCTAGCTATTTGATACAAAGCGTTGTCTTTCATTTCAATTGCAGCTAACTGTAATATTTTCATAACTAGTTTTGTTTCTTCTGAAGCGTGTAACTCAAAATCTGTACCACTAGAATAAACTAAAGCATCACCAATTGAACTACCGTTCCAAACTACATTTTCAGGTTTTCTTATATAATCAACAACTACTTTGTCTATACTGTTATTACCACTTGGATGAGGATATATTCTTAATCTATCATCACCTGAAGAGCTGCTATATCTAATATAAAAAGGAAATTTTTTAGTTTCTCCTAACAATGAAGAAGATAAATAAGAGTCTAATTTTGTTATTTGTATTTCTTCAGCTTTTTTTATTTTGTTTTCAGTTTGGTAATCAACTCTAACTTGTGTTAACCTATAAAGTTTTGGAAAATCATTATTGAGATTAACAATACCGTTACTACCAACTACACCTGCCAAAGCAAAGTGTATTTGAAACAAACTTATTTTTTCTTCTATTATATCTATTGGATCTGCTATTTGAGTTTGGTTACCATTACGTCTACCAAATTGTGATCTATCATGAAAATATTGTTCAAATATATCTAATTGTGCTTGATTAGCGTATAAATTAAACTTAACAGGAGGTATATAACCTCTTTGCTCTTTATTGGCTAAAGCTAAAACTCTTTGATATACTGTGTCTATACTTACCATTTATTTATTTTTTTTATAAGGAAATACTTTGTTGAGTATTTGTTTTCTTTTATTGCAACCACAATTGTCTCCTGCCACTTTATGTACAAACTTCTTTATTCCTGTTGCGGTTGTTATTTTTTCTATAGTGTCGCCTAAGCCTTTTGATTCCATAATAATATTTGTAGTTACGATCGCCCCGTAGGGCGACCGCTCTACAGTTTGATTAGTTTAACCTTTTTTCTATATTTGCGTATATTTCCATACCTTCATCAGTTTTAAACCAATGCGCTAAAGCAGTGTATGGATGCTCGTCAAATGGTACTGTCATTATTTTTCTATCGTTAGAACCCCATAAGAAGTTTCTTTGGTCGTTAGATAATTTAATAATACCAAGCTCAACAGCTTTAATACCAAAGTTTCTAAGTTGAACGTTATCATCAGAAGCTAATTCTAAGAACAAAGCAGGATTATTTCGTGCAAATACTAATAAATCTCTTTTAAGCTCTTTAGAACTCATACTAGACACTTCAGAACCTTTTTCTACACGCATAATAGCTTCTACCATATCAATATCTAAATCTCTAGCTATTACTATAGCATCTGCTTCAAGCTCTAAAATTTCAATATCATCAGCGGCTTCTTTAACAGGATTGTATTCTGTATAAAGCTTGTTTTTATCTGGATGATAAAGAGACAATAGTTTTTGTAATGTAGTTTTTGATTTTTCTACAAACAAACTACCATTTCTAAAAATTATGTGAGCTAATCTTTGCTCGCCTTTCATTTCGTCAACAAAAGGTGTGTTTTGGTTTTGACAATACTTAATTTCTCTTTCATATCCTTTTTCTTCATCAAACCAATAAATATTAGCTGATTTTATCATTCTTGATAAAGGCTTTTTGTTTCCAGTCAAATTATAAACCCTGTCTTTTATTTCCCAAGTTGGTTTTTTAGGTTCAACTTTTTTAGGTTTTGGTGTTTCAACAACAGGTGTTTCAACAACAGGTACCTCTACCTCTGTGTTTTTTGTTTTTTTTGCCATAATATAATATATAATAAAATTAATAAAATAAAAGGCCGAGGCCGAAGCCCCGGTCTTTTTATAAAAATGCTTACTTCATTAACATAAAGTTATTAGCACCTTGAGTAATCAAACATCTCTCAGTTAAGAAATGTAGTTGCATTGCGTCTAAAGCAGATGTAGCAGCACCTACAGAACCAGTAACCCAAGTTTTCATTCTTCGGTCGTCAGTTTGTGAAGCTCTAAATCTAACGTGTAAGAAAGGACGTCTCATACTAGCTCCTACAGTTTGGTCATAAACTGAAGAAGTACCAGCAGGAATAAAGACACCTCTAATAGCGTCAGATCCAGCAACTGCGTTAATACCACCTCTTGTAGCTAAATCGTTTAAGTATCTAAAGTCAGACTTGTAGAAGTCATAAGAACCTCTTCTAAATCCTGAGAAACCTAAATTTAAAGCCATATCTTCAGAGTTATTAAATACTCCGTAAGAAGTACCACCAGCTCCGTAAGAGTTCATTGAAGCTAACATGTCATCAATAGCTAAGCTAGTTGATCTGTTAACAAACATCATATACTCTTCAATAGCACCTTGCTTGTCAAACTCTGCAAGTATTGCATCAAACTCAGCTAAATCAGTAGCAGCGTTAACACCAGTTACACCAGAAGTTACGTTACCTCTATCAGTAATAGCATCAAATAAACCTTGAGTACCAACTAAAGTATCGTTACCAGCTACAGGTGTTCCTAAGAAAGTGTCAACAGCATTTGTACCAGAACCTCTAACAGACTCTAACATTGCCATTTCGATGTAATCAGTGAATCTAGCTCTAGTATCAGCTTCGGCTTTTAAATACCATAAGTAACCTGATTGACCAGACTCAGTAGAAACTTCAACCCAACCAATTCTAGACGCATCAGAACCTGATACTTCGTAGTAATCTTTCATTATGATTGGTTTGTTAGTAAAAGATTTGAAATCTGGCTCGTTAGCTGTTCTTGCTTCTGTAGTAGAAGCTCCAGCAGCATTGTAACCAACACCTTTTGCAAACTCAGAACCATAAACTAAAAGAATAGTTCCTTTGTCAGCAGTGTTTCCAGAAGTTGGTATTGTAGAACCATCATAAGTTGCAACAGTAATATCAGCAGCAGTTGCACCAGATCCTAAACCTGTAACTACACCTTTAAATACTCCAGTAGGAGCAGCTACAATAACAGTATCATTTAATCTAACACCGTGAGTTAATAAACCGTCTGCATCAAATCCATTTTCATCAATATCACACTGAACAGTTATAACGTTGTCAGCGTCAATATCACCTTTGTACGATAAATGTAATCTACCTTGCTCAGACCATACTACTTGATCAGCAGTCATAGCCTCTTCTGCACCAACTTGAGCTAAGAAACCTGAAATAGTTCTTGGTCCAAAAACTTCAGCTTCTTTTTCCATCAAGTCCGGCACGTATTGTTGTCCCCAACCTGCGTTGTCTGCAGACGAGAGATCTAGATAATTTGAAGTAAGTGTTTGCTTTACTGCAGCAGGCACACTATTCAAATTAGTTCCATTTGTAATTGCCATAATTTTGTAATTTTAAATTGTTAATTTTTGTTTTTAATTTTAAATTTGAAGTCATTTGAATTATTACCTAACACTCTTACTTTTATTCCACCAGCTTGAACCTGACCGTTAAACTCTTGTCGTGGGTCCATACTAACGTTTTTAGATTTAGCTATACTTTCTTTTAAAGCATCAGCTTTACCTTGTTCGTAAAAGTGTTTTGCAATAGCATCAGCGTTCATTGCCGTAAACAAAGACTTGTGATAGCCTTTGGTGTCTTCCATTTCATTATTTTTATTTAAGAACTTCTTAACAAAATTATTAATGTCACTTTGATTTTCTTTAACAGAACTAGTATCTTTTATATTGTACCTAAATCTTTTATCGCCAACGTTGTATTCAAAACCTTTGAAGTCTTTGTTGAATAATTGATTAGTTTTATTTAAAAAAGTACGAGTTTGTTTTTCAGCTACTTCTTGCTGTTCTTTTGACTCTTTGTTGTACCTGTTGAAAAAGTCAATGGCTTTTTGCTGTTCTTTAGTTAGCTTATTACCATATTGTATTTCTTCATAGTACTTCGTTTTTGCATCTTCTAAATGCGACTTTGCTTGAGCAACTTGCTCTTTCAAAGCTAATTTTTTTCTTTTTATATCTCTCGGCTCATCTTCTTCTTCATCAAAAGCAAAATAGTCTTCCATCATAAAATCTACTTCTTCTGAATTAAGATGTGGCTTCGTTTGTCTGTAATATTCTTTTAGTAATGAAAAATTATCTAATTGTGAATAATCTTGATTTAACTTTACATAGTCTTCTAAACTACCGCCAGTTTCGTCCATAAAGTCTACAAGTTTTTGTATATTTTCTGGAAGTGTCTTACCAGTTTCTTGAGCTTCAGCAACAGCTTCTTCAGCTTGTTCAGTTAGCTCTTCAACTTGTTCTTTTACTTCTTCTTCTGTAACTTCTTCAACAACGGGTTGCTCATCTTGAACGTTGTCGGTACTTTCTCCGGTAGGTTTTTCATCTGTTGTTTCGACGTTTTCTTCGAGTACTTTTTCGCTAGTTTCGGATTCGTCGCGTACAGGAACCTCATCTGTGCTTTGCTCTGGAACGGCATCTGTTTCTGTTTTTTTAGTTAAATCTACTTTGATGATATTGTCATCTTCTTTTATTTCTTTTTTACTAAGATCAACTTTTGTAACGTTGTCTTTTGTAGCTTCTTCAGCTACTTTTTCTTTTTTCTTTTTTGCCATAATATAATATAATAATAATTAATAATTTTTATCTAGGTGTAAAGCCAGACATATCAGCAGCACTTCTCCCTCCTAGTATATCATTACCTGCAGACTCAAACTTTTTAGCCGGTTGATTACCTTTTCTTTGCTCTATTAATTCTGATTGTTGACTAGCTTGTATTCTAGTTCTTTCGTCTTTACGATCTTCTTTTTCTTTTTCTCTACTTCTTAATCCTTCAACTTCTATACCTTTTAACTGCATGTTATATTGAAACTCTAATTGCATTAGTTGTTGCTTAGCTTGTATTTCTTGCTGTAGCTTTTGTATTTCTAGTTGTGATTTTAATTGCACAAGTCTCGCTTCTGATTGTGTTAAAGCTTGTTGTTTTTGTATTTCCATTTGTGCTGCAGCTTGTTGTTGCTGTGCATTTGCCTGTGCTTGCGCTTGCATGTTTTGTTGTTTAGCCTGTTGATCTTGTTCCATTTTCTTTTTTCTACGTATTTTAAGAACTTGATTTGCAAGCTTAACATTGTTTATTTCTCTAATATCTATAGCATCTTCTAAGTCTATAGTTTGTTGCTGTAAAGACATTTGTATGTTATTTTCAAGCATAGCTTTTTGCTCGTCATCTGGCATTAATTCTATAAATATACCAAAATCATATAAATGTAACTCTGACATTTCTTCTAACGTAGCTACATTGTGAACACCTATACTTTGTATAAAAGCATCTTTTGTTGGAGAATATTCTATAATATCAGATATTCTAAGTGATAATTTTTCTGCAGTTTCAGCTGTTAAAAATAAACCAGCGTCTAATATATGTCTTGTAGCTGTATTACTATTTGCAGCAGCTATTTTTTGTATACCAACTAGAGCCCTATCATCTGGCATACTACCATCTCTAGCTTCATTTAAACCGGTTACATCTCGTATCATTTGCATATAGTAATTATAGTTACTTATAAGTGCTTGTATTTTATTTCCGCCACTACCAGATGTTATTTCTTGTATTGGTACTTTACCAGGATTTAAATCACCGTCTTGTGTAAATGATCTACCTATAACGCTACCTGTTTGAAAAAACATATTTAAAGCTTCTTGTGGATTGTAGTTTGTGCCATTACCTAAATCTATTTCTGCTAAACCATCTGCATCTAAATAAACACCGTCAGGTATCATACGTGACATTACTTGTTGTAACTTTAAATGAGTAAGTTGTATCATGTCAGCAAAACCAGTAGTACGTTTTACAAGTGAATCAATATTGCCTTTGTACATACGTGGCGCAACTAAACTATAGTTCATTTTAACTTTGTTATAATCACTTTTTGGCCTCATCATATTTTTAGCCATACCCCAGCTTAACAACTTGTTAGTGCCAACTACCATGGCGCCTTCATATAAAACTTCTATAATTCTATGTAGTCTTGAAAAATTACCCTCAGCATTTTCTGGTGGGTTAAAACTATCGTCTTTTTCTATAGCTTTATCAGCACCTGTAGCTGTTTCTTTTATTTTATAAACCTCGTTCATATAAGTTTTATAATTAAAATATAAAACTTGAACTTTGTTATTATCAAACTCGTCGTAACTACTAGCGTTTTTATAAGAGTTGTTTGTGTATAAAGATCTAGACTGTATTATTTCTTCTAAATCAGACTCTTCTAAGTATGGGAATTGTTTTGCTAGTTCGTTTATCGGTATTGTTTTTATTTCACCTACATAATATATGTCATCAAAATAAGGTGATTCAGTATAAGAATAAACTAAATCAGCAGGATCAACATATTCTACAGTAGCACCTTCTGAAGTTGTGTAGTTTGTTTTAACAGCGCCAATACCTAAAACTGTTAAATCTCTATAAAATCTTTTTCTAATTAAATCATATTGGCTTCCTTCTAGCAACACATTAATAGCTTGTTCTTCTGCTATTTCTACAGCTTGTTTGTAATTAAGTTGCATGTGTATTTCTAACTCTTCTTGTGACTCTGGTAAATTTAAAGGATCGTTTTCGTATAAGTTTATATTAAAGTTTTCTTCAACATAATCGTTCATTTCAACAGTGTTCATGTCGTCTATAATAGACTGCATATATTGAGTTCTTTTTTCAATACCATAAGGATCTTGTGAGTACGCTTTTATTTCATAAGATCTGTCAGCCATACCATTAACAACAATATCTACAAACTTAGGTATAATCGGCACTGGCGTCCAGTCTAAATTTAAATAGGACAAATCACCATTTATAGATAACTCATCCTTATATTTTTGTATTGATTGATTACCCTCTGCGTACAATCTTAATCTGTGAAAGTCATTATAATTCTTATGGTATCTATTTATACCATTGTCTTTATTAAACCACTCATGTTCTATAGCTTTTGCTACTTTTAATCCATAATCATAACTAAGCTTTTCAGCGTCACTTACCACTTGACTTGGAAAATAATTATTAATAGAATATGACATATTTATTTTATTATTTTTGATGTATTACCTGTATTTTGATATTTAGCAATACTTATGTTTAATTTAGGTTTTTCTATTTTTGCGTTTGGTCTATATAAGTTTCTATTACAAGCCATGATAGCAAGGCCAGAACTAATACTAGCATCAAATTTAGTTCTTTTTGTTATATCAAATTTAGCCCAATCATTTAAAGTTTGATTAAAATATATATTACCATAAATACCATCTTCTAAATGACCTACGTGTTGCTGTATGTACATTTCAATAGCAGCAGCGTGTGCTTGTTTTATATCTTCACTTGTATTAGGTATACCACCTATTTCCTTTTCTGATGTTGAAAGTTTATTCCAAATTTTGTCAGGTCTGTTCATGCTATAACCTCTGTAACCTCTACGTCTTAAATGATAAAGTAATCTAGGTTTATTATTCTCTGCTAGCATTGGCATGCCGTAAAATACTAAAGCCATTAACACGTCTTCAAAAAATATCTCTGCAGTTTGTGGCCTAGATATATATTCTAAAAAAAAGTGATTTGGCGGCGCGTCTTCCATGCTAAACTTTGTTAATCCATGTAAAGCACCGTTAGAACCTTTACCATCTACAGTTCCAGATATATCGTAACTATCACAACCAAATGCACCTATGTGTTCGTTTGCTGGGTATTTAATACCGTTTTTAACTATTATTTTATTTTGCAAATGACTAGGTGGAAACCAACTAACATTAAATCTACCTTTTGGATCAGGATAAAATATAACTTGCGTATCTTTTATACCGTTTACCCATTGAAAGTTACCAGTATTAACATTACCTTGCGCACCAATACCTTCATTATAATCTATTTGTTCGTATATTTTTACTAAATTAAATATACTGTTTTTAGCCTCATCTCTGAACGCGTGCTCTTCAGTTCTTGGAAATTGTCTGTAAAACTCATTTAATGCGTCTTGATCATTTTTTAAACCTTCAGCTTCGTTATTCCAGTGGTCAACAATACCGTAATCTATTAATTCACCATCAGGTCCTATCACATCTTCTTCTGGGTTATTAAAAACTGGTTGCCCGTATTGATCTATAAATCCTTCGTAGTTCCACTCCATTGGAATAAACAACGAGTATAAACCAGATTTTGTTTGCCCGTTTTTATTTCTTTTAGTAACATCAGAGTCGTTATATAATTTTTTAAAATTATTACCTCCTTTATCTAACGAGTTACTAGTACTACCCATCATACACTTGCCAACTACTCTAGCACCTAAACGTAAACAAGTTTTTGTTACTCGCCAATTGTTTAATATATTATCAGGTCTTTCCCACTTGCCGCTTTCATCGTGAACTAATAAGTTAAGCTTTTCTCCATCATAACTATTGTCACCTGTGTTTTTCCAATCAATAGTAGTATCAAGTCCAACCAAGTCTTCCTGCTTTTCAT